TCCATCTTCGCATTTGAGCAGGAACTTCGTCATACTTGCCTTCATTTAAAACTTTTAACATTGTGCTTTCTTGAAGGTTTCCTGAACCTAAGTTAAAGACCCAAGCAACTAATGCATCAAATTGACATTGTTTCAAAGGAACTTTGACCATATTATTTATATAATCTTCATATTCAGGCAGTTCTTCCTGTAATAAATGTTCAGCTTCATCTTGGGTTATTTTGTCGCCTTCTTTGACTCCTTTGATAGTTCCATATCCTATTGTCCAGATTCCTACACTGTCCTGATATGCTTCTAACCTACAACCTTCAAACTTTTTAATTAACGAAATTCCTTCTTCACTTATTATTTGCATATTATTCTCCCCAAGTTCCATCTTCTCGGACTTTGGCTTTCTTAGTGCCACCCCAATATTCCACTGCATGACCTTCATCAATAAGCGTCTTACAAATGTCATTACCTTCTGCATCATAGGGTATTCCCAATATTCTTCCGTATTTGCCTTTTCCTAGAGATTTAACTTTAAATGTGCCTTCGCACAATTCTATTAATCTTTCTTTGGCTTTAAGACCTAATGCCTTTTCAGCCAAGTTCCTTGTTCTGCTCTCAGGTGTATCTATACCTGCGAGCCTTACCCTTTGTTTGTGTAGTTGAACATCAAAACCTAAATCCAACGTACAATCAAGGGTGTCCCCATCAACCACCCTGTCTAGAGTTGCTCTGTATACAAAAGCGTCAGGGGATTCACTCATTTCTTAGGTGCTACTTCTTTAGCCTTCCCCACGTTCAAGGCACACCAATCTAGGACTTTGTAAATCTTTCCTATGATTTGGTCGTCTTTAGGTGTTGGTGTTAAGGCACACACCAAAGATGCA